ACGAAGTCGCTCCGTAACCTGATGAGCCTCCGTTATCTGTGTTGACCGACGGAGGTGGAATAAGCGCATTAATGGCTAACATTCCAACCATCGATACGCCAGCCATAATCACAAGACCGGCAGTTGAAGCTGATAATCCTGTCATACCAACTACAGCAGCGTTGATGGACATACCGCCTGTTGGCGCCGCCAATGCAACTGCAGCCACAACTACGGCAATCGTCAGAACGGAGCTAAGGATTCCTTTACCTCCACCTCCACCGCCTTGAGGTATAAGCACCATCAACAGGTGATCGTCTTCACGAATCCAGAAATTCTCTGGCTCTTCAATCTTCATGCCGTGATTGAATAAACCTACATAGCTTCGTAATTCTGGTACGATAGCACGATTGATAAACGATTGGGCATTCTCGCCTGGAGCAGCGACAACGGCTAATTCTTCAGGACCACTTGGCGTCAATAAGCGTGTCAATACCTTTTGCTTAGGCGCGTCCAATACTTCTAACTCATCCATATCTAAATACTCCTGTTAGACGCGTACGCCAGTTGATGTGAGACAAATCTTCAATGCAAGACATGCGACCTTTGAGGCTGTGGAGAAACTCCGAGCCATTCAACATAATACCGCAATGAATCTCTTGACCCATAATACGGAACGTGACTATATCACCATGTTGCGGCACCTCGACTTTCGTCCAAGAGGCGCCAAGACCGTGCTGTGCAGACTTGATCGCCAATTCGGCGACTGCTTCATTATCTAAACTTGAATACATATATTGTGGTAAATCTTTATGTAAGACTTCGCGAGAATATAAGCGCGCTATGCCGTAGCAGTCAGCAGCCTCATAGCTCTCGCCACCAACGGTATAAGGAATTCCTATGAAACGATCTATCGATACCATATTCTACCTTTGACAAATCCTTCAGGTTGAGTCTTGCTACGGCGATTGATGGAGCCATTATTCCACCAAACCGTGCCTTGCACAAACTCACTAACCTTCTGTTTCGCAGCGTCAGTATGTTTTCGACCTTTATTCGTCTTACCACCAATACTTCCAGCATAGGCTTGATGCTCAGTGGTTCGCAATGCCGCTAAATGGCCTGACTCAACGTTACGTCTACCTTGAATTTGTGCCTTTAGTTGGCGCAACTTTTTACCTTGTAGAGTTTGACCTGACATCATTGCTGCCGCGTGGACATCCTTTGGATGCTGAGTAATTTTAGCACGTAAGACATGGATTAGGCGATGCCATTTATACGGCAGCCAAACTAGATTATCTTTAGTGTTATTACCGTTTGCATGTCGAGGAATAATATGGTGATGCTCAAAATCTTCACCAGGTTTATTCTGTTGGTAAGAGTGTTTACCATATAATTCTTGAAAGTGCATAATAATTCTATCATGCCTATTTTGAAGGATGCTCATCCTAACTCCTTGTAAATAATTTACCATAGCTCTCATATAAAGAGCTACAGTCAATCATCTAATACGCCAAGCAAACTTAGCGGAATAATCCTGGAAAATGGACCGGATCGTATACTTCTGCAGGAAACCCGCTTGACATAATATTGATTACTTCTAAATCCGCTTGAATTGTATTAGCATCGTAAGTCACGTTTCGTAGCGTTAGAAAATCTAATCGCTTTTCTACGATATCAGGATACGCACTACTTACCAACTCAATGGTCAAAACAGGTGGAATGCTTTGCGATCTAATAGCCTCAATAATCTCGTTGGAGATATTAGAGATAGCTAAAGTAATTCGCGGTAACTTCTCACCTGTATCTGACGGAAGTGCTAGACCAAATGGGAATGGTTGATACTCAATTCCTCTACTAACAAACACCTCGTTGTTATTTACGAGATATAAATTAGGTTGGCCTTTAGTCTCAATAGTTAGCAAGAATAGCCAAGCGACCGATGAGCTGGTGGATTGGATATCGGCTTGATTTTCTGGTTGGACCATACGACTCATAGCGTCACCCAAGCAGGCATCTGCTCCCACTTCATGGCGACTTGAAACACGTTCTTATCAATCCATTGGATTTGTGGAGGCTCTGAAGCACGCACAACCATTTCTTTGCCATCTTGTGGGCGCTTTATACGAGTAGGAATAGAGCCACCTTGCTGGGCAACTCTAAACCACTCAATAAACATATCATACTGAACGGCCTTGAGCGTTAGAGTAGTTTCCATAGTGCGTATAAGACCAGTAGTCCTACGTCTAACTTTTACTTCCATATCGTCCATCGCACTACGAATGGTGTTAGGTGAGTATGTCTCACTCCAAGTCTGCATACAACCATCAATCTCTTTTGGACGTGGTGCAATTGTTATTGCCATATACTCTCCTTTATGATGCTGCACGGACTAAACCGTAAGATGAGCGCATAGATTTATCCATTGCGCCAGTGCCAAACAACTCTTTGACCTTCTTCTCAATCATGATATCGATCTGTTTAGAGCCATCTTGATTGGTTGTCTCAGCAGTCTTCACTGTAACGTCTGCACTGTTATACACATTCACAACGGTCTCAGACGCTCCCATGCTTCCAGCTTGGACGCCAAGTTGACCATTAGCACCGCGCTTGAGTGGCAGAATGGCTTCAGGGCCGGCTTCACCCATCACGCCTAATCGATTACGGCCACCAAAGGCACCGCCATTCGCAAAGGCAAATAATGTAGGTTTATCATAAACACCTTGCTTGAGACCTGTTCCGCCTTCGTACGAGTCTCCAGCGGCGTTGGCTTTAAATCCTAGGAAATCTCCAAACGACGTACCGCCTAAAGAAGTTTTAATTGCCTTTAGAAGCATCATTTGCACAATCATCTTAGCAATCTGCTTTAAGAAATTCTCAGCAAACTTCATAAACGTTTGATCGGCTTCGAATAATACATCGGTCAAATCTGAAACACTATTGCTTAGTGTGTTACCGATAGCCACGCCGATTTCGTCAAGAGTATCTTTAGTCTCTTTGAGATTTTCTGAGCTAAGCTTTTCCATCGCCTTGTCAACTGCAGCACCGTACGTTTCCCAACTGATATAGCCTTTAGCAAGCGCTTTATCAAGGTTATCTAACTCTTTAGCAACTTCGTTAGCCGGATTAGTGGCGTTTTGAGTTGCTTCAGCGAACTTTCTTAATGCAGCGTCAGCAGGGTCTAATTGCTCTTTGAGTTGCTTGAGCATATCTTTGAGTTTCTCCAGCATGACTGGATTCTTCTCAGTTGCGATAAGCGCGTTTAGCTCTTTTATCTTGGCAGGAATGGTAGCTAACTCAACTCGAGCGCCAAAGATACTATCACGGAAACTCTCCATGGATTTCGCAACGGCTTCGCCAAACTTCTTAGCGGCGTCTGCAGCTCGTCGTTGAGCATCAGACATCTTATTAGTTGCTTCTTCAGTCTTCTTTGTTTGCTCGCCAAGCTCGGCAGTCTCCATCTTAGCGGCTTCAAGATTGATAATCATCGCCCTAAGGTTAGATGAATCAAATCCAAAAGCTTCTTTAGCGATTGCTGCGTATTCTACTAACGTTATAGCAGTGTCAAGTATTGCTGTGCGTAACTCTTTCCAGTATCTTACTACAACCACAATGGCTACAGTGATACCTGTTATTACCGCGCCAACTGGAGTAAGAGCAAAGGCAGTCGCTGCTTTGACTACAGACCATATAGCTGGAGCCAATACACTAGCAAATGCGATGCCAAGACCAAGCGCAACCGCTTGAAGCACTTCAATATTTTTTGCAACGTCTCTTATAAATAGCGATAGATTTTCAAGGGCTGGCTTTACAGCATCTAATAACGCTTCTAGTCCTTTTCCAATGCTTTCGTTTATTTTAAATTCTTTATTTAATTCGATATAAAACTGGTCTACTTGGTTCTTTAGAATATTGAGCGACTGCGAAATCTTTTTTGGCAGACTAGCATACGCTTCTGCTATACGCTCTTCTGCGTCTAACAGCGCGTCTCTAAGAATACTAGACGTGACTTTACCTTCAGACGCTAGCTTTCTAAGTGAGCCAACACTTCCATCAGCCGATAGGCCGATTTTTTGCAGATACTTAGCAATCTCTTGCGCAATCAATGGCTGTCTTTCTAACAGCGAAATCAATTCGTCACCGCGAAGTGTGCCTGAGCCTAACGCTTGAGAAAACTGGAAGATGGCTGCAGTAGCTTCTTCAATCGAACCACCAATGGCACCAATCTTTAAGAAGGTGCTGGATACTCTTTCAATCTCGTCGTTAGTTGAGCCAAGCTGTTTTAAACCGATCGTCATTCTTCGAATAGCATTCGCTGTTGACGGTAAATCAGTTCCTAATTCGTTTGAGATGCGCATAACGCGCTCAATCATATCTGCAGCACGATCGCCATCGCCTAGCACAGCTTTAAATGAGGCTTGAACGTTATCTAATTGCTCGCGAACCGATGCAAAACTGCGAAGCTTGCCAAACGCGCTAGTAATAGCTCCTAAACCGGTAGACAGCGCTTGTGTAGCCACGTTGAATTTAAAGAATGCTCCTTGAATTCCACTTAGCTGTTGCTCTACGGCTGTAGTTGCTCCACCAAACTTCTTAATCTCATTGGTGGCCTGCTGCATTCCTTTTTCAAACGCAGCGGTTTGCGCTTCTAGTGTGACGACTAGTGCGCCTATATCCTGTTGTCCAGCCATTGCTATCTCCTTCTCTTATACCCACCACGGACAGCCATCCGGCCGGCTTCTTTAAACAACTCTATTTTCATGCCTTGAATCATGAGCTCTGCGATCTCTCGCTTATGGCGAGCCCATGTTCGAGCAATGCCGGTGCCTTCAGTATCCCAAACACCTGTTGATGCGGATACCTTAGTGCCATCCTTGCGGACATAGGCTTTACGACCTACATCCAAAACTTTATAGTATTGGCGAGTGTTGAGTCCAACCTTTACTTTGTTATTGCCCAAATACTTCATAGTAATGGACTTGCGAAGTAGACCTGTCTTTCCTCTTGGCGCGGCTCTACGCATATATGTACGAAGGCGAGAACCGGCCATACGAACACCGGCTCTCACTATCTTTTTATTGACCAACTCGGGTAAAACCTTCATAGCGCTAAGAAGTTGCTCCATCCCATCTAACTGCATTGAAACGCTCATGTTGTGAGTCCTTTCACTAAGTCTGTTGGGCTATCTAGTAGATTCTTCTTGCCGCCGAGTTTTTCGTATGTCTCTCGCTCTACCGCTGCACGCCTATAATATGCATGCCAGTTATTATATTCAGAGATAGGCATATTGCGCTTTATCTCATAAACTGGAATGTGAAGCTGTTCGGCTAAGATATGAAGGCCATACTCATGGTCATTTATTCCTTTGGTGCGGTTACTCCAAGTCCAGAAAGCTCTATAACCTCAGTCATTAGCTTCATGTAATCGCTTAGACCTAGATTTAAAACGTCATCACCTAATGGTTGATTATCTTTGAAGATAGAGCCTTTAACAAGGCCGAGTTGAAACGCTTTAGGATCTTTTTCCATTAAATCCATAATTGGAAATAATACTCCAACCGTTGGTTCGCGCAATTCATATACACCGCTTTCGAGTGTAATAGTTTTTGTTTTCATGTGTGCTCTCACTTTTAACGGCTCACCAATTAAAAGACACTGCCAGGAATGGGTGAGCAACATTCTTTTCGCTTTCGCTAGGCAGGTCAAAATGATACTACTCTAACCCACTCAAGGAATGGGCTAGATAGTATCTCTATACTAGAGACACATTTAGGATGGTTGGCAGAATATGCCATCTATCCAAACTACTTAGAAACGGTGAACTGGCTTAGAGCCGAGCGTAGCCGTTCCAGTGAAGCTGATAGCGCCGTCAAGTGGGAGTTCCCAAGTAATTTGGCTAACAATGATTGGAGCAACGATGTAGCCGTTGTCAGGCAATTCAATACGAATTAAGCGGGTTAGGCCGTCGTCGTTGGCTGCCAACAGAGCTGGGTAGTCTTCAGACGCAACGTCAACATAGCCACCGAAAGTTAGCGTACCAGCTTGCACTACCACCGAAGGGATAGACGCTGTTGGGTCGCAATACGTACCTACAGAAACAGTACCAGGAGTCTCAGCGTTGATTGCCAAAGCGTTCAAGCAGAGGTTGGTGAAGTCGCTAAACACTTTAGCAGTGCCAGTGAAATTCTGTGGAGGTGTAGTAATTGAAGTAGAGTCCGCGCCAATCAACTCAATCTCTGTTGCGCTGGTGTTTGGACCAGCAACGAAAGTCTTGCCGTCTAACAATGAGAAAGTAGTACCGCTAATGGAGATTAGATCGCCAGGTTTTGCAGTATTGGTAGCAGTAATAATAGTAGGCGCACTAGAACTGATATCTGTAATAGTGGCTGAAGTGTACGAACCAGATGTATCCACTGGACCGCTTAGGGCGATAATAACGCCTTTTGAGCTTTTAGCTGACATAAGAATAATTCTCCTTAAATTTACAATTGTTGAAATGCCATCGTGGCATAGCGGATCTACCGCCAGTTTTGTTGCAGTGTGGGCATGCCACTTGAGGATGAGCAATCCCTTTTATTTTAGAAGGCTTACCTTTATTATGTGCAGGCTTACCAATCTTTCCTAATGAGATATTGGCTCTAACCACTGTTGAACGTTTCTGACCTCGATTAGAGGCTGCACGTCTTTCAACGAGTTCGGCGCTTTGCGTAGATCCATATTGATAACTATCCCACGGCGTTTCAGATATCTGGTTTGCCCATAAATCAGAAGACCAATAACAAGGATAATCTATTTCAACCGCTTTTAAAAGTGCTTCAAACTCTTGCGAAGTCTCGCACCATCGTGAAAAAAGTAGTATTGGTTTGCCATATGCTTTAATATGATTAAGCCAATATGATCCTGATCCAAAGTAATTTAGACCGGGAGTTTTTGGAATAGTTTGTCCTAAATAGAGCAATCCAGTAGGCGACTCGAATATATAAAACCATTTAGGAGTGAAATTCATAACTCTCCTTAGTTAAACAGGTAAATGTATTCAATACCTACAATTACTTGGTAATATTTATTAGCGTCACCACCAGAAAATTCTTCCGGCGCTTGATCGTTTAATAGTGTAAGTTTCCCAGATGGGTCACGGTTGTTCATAAATTTTGCGGCAATTTCAGTGGCGTAAGTTAATACATCACCATCGCCTGTTCCAGGTTGGCCTGAGACAATAACATCAATAACACCATGCTCTTCCTGTGCGTTACAGAAATTCGTTGTATCAGTGTACTCATGATTAAACTCGAGCGTACACCAAAACTGATCTTGCGGATCTTCTTCAACGTTGATTGTATCGTAATAAGGAATAGTAGATGCTGTTTGAATCCACTCACGAGCGATATCTCGAACATATTTTCTAGACATTATTTACCTCGTGTAGTAATCTTATAACCAATGATAGTATCATTTAATCGAACAGGCGTAACCGTCTCTGCGATAAACCGCTCTCCATTAATAAGAAAGGAGTCGAACTTCTCTGGTGTAACTGTTGAAAAATCTTTCGCCTTGGCTGTAATAGTTTTACCTGCTAAAGCATATGAATTCACGTTTGTCTGATCGTCATTACCTATACGAGCAAAGCCGACTCTCAATACTTTAGTAGTATCAGTTTTAACGTTTGTCCATTCCGCTTTAGTGCCTAATAGATCGACTGCAGCATTAAACGCTTGATCGATCGTGCCATAAAGTCGTTCTGTTAGCATGAATGGTCCCTATAGTTATCTAATAACATAAAGAAAGGACCAAAGCGACCCCACAGCGCGTTCTTTGAAGCCACTGCAGATGTCGTTATAGACGATGCTGTGCTTGCAAATGATACTGTGCCAACGTCTGGGATATTGATCGACGATATATCGCCATAGCCAGCCGCATTACCATCGCTGATGCCTTCGCCTGACATCGCTTTGTCGATCGAGCCAAAGGTTGCGTCAAAGATACCCCAGAGCGCGAGCTCTAAGTCAGCCGGCAATACTCGATAGCCTGCTGTATACGTAATCCTCAATTCATCGGCTTTATTATAACTTTTGAGCTCGATCCTTCCCAACATATGGTGAACTTTATAGTCTGGGAATTGTCCATCAGAATCTAAAATCTCTGTAACCTGTTCGATTGGATATCTCTTTAGAGAGTATAACTTAGAGGCTTGATAGTAAAAGCTAGCCGTTTCATTTTCAACCCAAACAAAGTTTCTATCTGTATAGTTCTGAGCAACAGCTAAAGCAGCGTTAATTGCCGCGATAAGTTGCGGATCTTTAGTCGTATCTTCGGCATTAAGGCCAACTCTAACTCGAGCTGATTTTAAATCAAAACTCATATGGCCTCCTTATGGCGAATTAGCGGTAATATCACCGTTAGCAATAATTGTATTAAATCGTACATCTGTATTCAACGTAGCTTTAGTTGGCATAGCATTCTCAAGCGCGATGACACGAGCTAATAAAGCATCGAATGAGGCTTGAGTTACTTCGCCAGGATCGCCTTTAGGTCCTTGTGGACCCACTTCACCTTGAATACCTTGTGGACCGGGCACTATTGAATCGGCACCAGTATTACCAATAGGACCTTGTGGACCGACTTCTCCTTGAATACCTTGGATACCTTGGTCGCCTTTGTCGCCTTTCGGACCTTGAGGACCAGTGTCGCCTTGCGGGCCTACATCGCCTTTGTCGCCTTTTATACCTTGATCGCCTTGAGGACCAGTGTCGCCTTGCGGACCTTGCGGACCCATAACACCTTGCTCGCCCTGTGGGCCAACAATCCTACCAGCGTCTTCAAAGCCAGGAATAGCGTCATCCCAAACCCAAGCGTGCAGAGTATCATCAAGGATATATAAATCACCATGAGTAGCTGTCGCAGGAAGGTCGCCTTGCGTTGCCACGCGGCCAATGAATGTGATACCTAATCCTGGAATTCCTTGAGGCCCTATGGGCCCTTGAGGACCTGTGGCACCTGTTGGACCTTGCGGACCAGGCACAATAGACGAAGCGCCAGTAGCGCCTTGCGGACCGGGTGGTCCTGTATTACCTTGCGGACCTGTTGCGCCAATGTCGCCTTTATCTCCTTGCGGACCGGCTGGACCAGCAGGACCTTGCGGACCTACATCGCCTTTTGGACCTTGAACTGGTCCAGTGTTTTGCCACTCAACTCCGTTCCAAACCCATAATTCGCCATTGATAAGCCAACCTTCGCCAAGCTCACCAGTAGGTGGAAGCTCTGACTGAGAGTTTAAAGTCCCATTGACAGTAAGACCAATACCAGGAGGGCCAGCTGGACCTTGAGGACCGGTGGGACCAGCAGGACCTTGCGGACCTACAGGACCTTGCGGACCTTGCGGCAAATTATTTAAATCATTAAAATTGTCGGGATATCCAGACATAGACTTCTCCTATAATATGGGTAGGACACCGCTAACTTTCGCTAGCGGCGCCTTCAATAATATTACTAAACCGATGCTACCGTTACTGAGGTAGAAGCCTCTGTATTATGGTCATCAGGGACGTAGCGAATCGTAAACGTACCGTCTCGAGTATAGGTATAAGTGCCTGTACCGTCTACACTAACTAGCGTACCTTCTGGAACTGCTGGAACGCCAGGCGTTATCTCAGTTACACCGTCTTCACCCATCACTGGTGGAATTTCTGCCACTGCGTCGCCGAAGTAATATGTACCGGCTAAAGCAGGACTAGAGGCCAGCGTAACAACTAATAATGCAGGCGTTGCGGTAATTGAATAATCCTTACGAGCAGGAGCTGACACGGCTAAAGTGACAGGCTTACTCAACTCATTAGGCTCGAAAGTGATTGTATAATCGCCAGGACGAGGATAAGTGTATTCTGCAACACCATCTGTAGTCTCAACAACTCCTTCAGGAATTGCTGGAGCAGGCACGATATACCAATCGTTATCACTAACTTGCTCAACGTTACCTGTGTCCAATACATTCAATGCTAAGGTAGAAACTGCACCAGTAGCATCGTCAGTAAATGTCACAGTGTAAGTGCCAGCAGAAGCGTACGTAAATACACCATCAGCGTTTACCGTTCCATCAGGATCTCCATACGAATAGGATCCAGCGGAACGGCCGCGCTTAGTAGCCTTTAGTTTACGAACCATATGATGAGAACCTGGAGCTTTTTCAAAGATACGCGAGAAAGCGGTTACACCGTCGTTAGTAAATGTAAACTTATACGGAACTGGAGTTGGAGTACCATCTTCAGCCACTGTAGCATCTGGAGTCGCGATGATGTGAGCCTTGTAGACACCAACAACCTCAGCAACACCATCACCCATTCTATACACACCGCCGCACGTCGGAGACAAGCTTAGTGATTTATATAGGAAATACTCAGGAGAGTTGATTACATATGGAACGCTTGTATGAGCAATAAACTCAGACGTTGCTTCGTAGTTATGATCGTCTGGAACGTAACGAATTGTATATGTACCGTCACGAGGATAAATATAGGTTCCAGTGCCATCTGCGGAAACAAGCGTGCCTTCAGGAATTGCTGGAACTGCTGGAATAACATCTGTTAGGATTTCATCTGGACTTGTCTGAGCAACTGGGTCGACATCAGGAACTGACAGCGATAGAGTAGACACAGCACCATTAGAACTAGCTGTGAACGTTACTGTATAAGTCCCAGCTGCAGTATAAATCATCTGCGAT